TGTTAATGATAAAGTATAATCAGAACCTTGATCTGCAAATATATTTACAATGGATGCCATATAATTTCTCCTTATACATTATTTAGGAAAATTATAAATTCATAACTATTCCCAAAAATACTTATCATGAATTTTAAAATTAGAACAATCTCTCTTATGGTTACCTGTAAACATATCATAGTCTAAAGGTAAGTTGGTTGCCTTCATCCAATCTTCTAAGAATATACGATTTCTAATAGGAAGTCTATTTACACACATTTCTTCGGATATAGCATGACTATATTCTTGTGTTGTTTCCAGACCTACGATCCAATTTCTGCTTGAGACCTCCATTATTTGTAATCTAAACTTTTCAAGAGGTATTGAGCTATTATATTGTTTATGTTGCCAATTACCTATTTCAGATGAAAAGGCTGTATAAAAAAAATAACGGTGGGTATGGTGATTAAGTGGTGGGGATACTTGTTTATGTAATCTACTGAAGGTGTACTCTTGTTGCGGTCGCGTAGTCCCTACCGGGCGTAATTCAGGCTTAAATTTTACTAATACATGTTTTACGTGAGGAATATCATGTGGTCGATATCTATTAATTACTCCGTCATCTTCTATCCATATGTTAGTCAACTCATAATCACATGCATTTATAACCCAATTTCCAGGATCATTCCATGCTTTATCTGCTAAAAAAGTTGCATCATCTGGAATATTCATTTTGTTGCGATCGGATATATTCCAAGAATAATCAAACAAATCTTTCTCGGAACGTCTGGACCAATATGTATATCGTTCCAGACCTATTCCTCTGGCCGCTATAGTGATGCCGGGACCGCTAACATAAATTTCCATAAATCATGTGCCCCATTTATTACCAAATAAATCTACATGTAATCTGGGCGAATATTTGAAGCCATGTTTCATTGCCATTTCAGCAACATTAAATTTAGTATTTTCTAACATCTCAGCTGTACCACCGCATGGCATTAAATAAATGTCTATATAATCTTCCCACCGATCGTAACTGAGTTCTATTTGCTTAATTTCTTCAATATCCTGTTCATCTTGAACTACAAATTTTAAATACAAATGTGAATTTTGTACTTTTTTATATTGGTGCCAATTTTCAGGTTTAATTGCTTTAAAACCCAACTCACCACTTATACTTAATTTTGGACTACATGACCATGTAATATGATGATCCATTAAACTATACTCATGTAACCATTCAAGAAATTCATCTGTTAAAGCAAATGTACTATTTGTTTCAAATGTAATATTTTTAATATGTCTAAATGAGGGATGGCCTAATAAATCTGGCAATTGTTTTTGCCACATCATTGGTTCGCCGCCTGTAATTACCAAATGAATATCCTGTTTATTATCTTCATAATACCATTTTTTATCAGGACAAAGATTTATTAATTTTTCTGCTATTATATCAGACTCTTCAAATGTTGATAAATGCATATACTCTTTTGCCCAGCTTGCAGAACTATCACATCCTATTTTCATTACAGGCAATTCCTCAATACTTTTATATTGACTGACATCAAGATTTTTCCAAGGCATTTCATCACGTGGAATTAATTGTCCTCTAGGTTGTCCAAATCCGGGACACTCAAAATTACACCCGTATAATCTTAAAAATACACTTGGTGTTCCTACAAATCTTCCTTCGCCCTGAATGCTATAAAACATTTCAGAATATCTAAGTTTTTTCATAATCTTTTTCTCTTTTTTTTCCAATTCTCTCGCACCTTTTTGTAACTCTGCGATTACTTCGTGTACTCCATGTCCATTTTTATAAATTGGAATTACTTTGTCGCTCTTAAACATTATCCGTCTACATCAAACAAATCTTCGCCCCATTCTCTATGTCCTTCACGCCAAGCCATATTGCTTTGTGTTTCGCGTACTTCTACTCTATAACACCAAAGCCTTTCTGCTTCTCCAGGACCCCACATATCAGGGATGAATACTCCGTTCATATAATTGTATAACATAGAAGAAAGCCCTTCACATCCAAGTTTAGGTAATACAGTAAGTTTTGCTATACCACGTTCTTGTAACTGTTTATAAAGTTCCATTTCTGGATCATCTTCTGCTACTAATAATGTATGATCGAATTGCTCATCTAAGAAACTTTTAAGTTCACCCATGCCACCATAATCTGCAACCCAATTTCTAACATCTAAATGATCAGTACCAAAAAAGAATCTCATAGTAAAACTATAACCATGAATAACATTGCAATGACTATCTGCTTTATATTGTCTATATGCACATGGAAACTTATCTACGTATTCTTTGGTACTATTATATTTGTATATTCTTGGCTTTTTATCATTGAGAATAATTTTACTCATATTTTTCCTCCTCTTCTTCAAATTCTTCAAACTCTTCATCGCTATAATTATTAGCCCACTCTTTATTTCGCCGGCGTTCTTTTTTCGACATTTTTTTTAAAATGTCCTTACTTAAACTCTCTCTTGTTTTTTGTTGTTTAAATGACTTTGCCATAGTGTTGGACTCGATGTTTTTATTTTTTTAAGAAACATTCTTCGTTTTCTCCTCGCATTTTGTATATGAATTTGGCTAGCATCTTCATAAAAAATTTTTCCTTTTATATGATCCATTTCATGTAAAAAGATACGAGCAGATAAATCAGAAAAATAACCTGAAAAGTTTTTATTTTCAGCATCTTCCCAAGAAGCCGATAAACTTCTAGGTCTACTTATTTTAATATATAATCCAGGATATGTCAAGCAGCCTTCAACCTCCCAAACATATTCTTCGGACTCTTCAATAATTTGAGGGTTAAACAATACCATATTATTTCCTTCGTGATTCATAGAAAAAACACTATACTTATAACCTATCTGATTTGCAGATAGGCCTACACCGTCATAATATTTCATATTTTCTATTAATTCATCCTGGAATTCGAAAGGGTTAGTTGGGGGGCTCCAGAAACTAAACGGAATAGTTTCTTGTTCTAATAATTCATGTCCTTCTGGTAGTAAAGGTTTAATCATAGTATTACACTAAAGTTTTTTCGTTTTTCAAATTTCATATGAACTCTGAATTTATCGTATAAGGTATCGCCTTTATGTGAAATTACAAAAACATTCGTGGTAGTTCCCTGTTCGTTAACTATCTTCATAAATTCATCTGTACCTTCACCATCTAAAGAACTATCAAACACTTCATCTAATATTAATAAATTAGTATTAACTGAGTTTTTTAATTTAGCAACAGTTCTCCATGTAAATAGTAATGCTAAATCAATTCTCATTTTTTCACCTTCACTGAAAGAATCATACGTGAAGTCATCTCTATATCTTGATTTTATTTCTTCATTAAAATTTTCATCAAGATTAAAAGATACAAAGAAGTTCATTTGAGTTAAATATTTGTTAATCAATTTATTCATGATTGGCAAATATTGTTTTATGATTCTAGATTTTATACCTTCATCTTTTAAAATACTTCTAGCTGTTTCATGTATAAATTTTTCTTCAATTAACTCTTCCGTTTGAACTTCTATTTCTTTAAATTCTTTTCCATATTCTTTTAATTGTTTTCTTTCTTCCTTTATATCGCCAGTGTCTTGCTCTAGGTGATTTATATTTTCTTGTTGTTTTTTAACATATTGATCAATGACACTTATATTGTTATTGATTGTCTGTATTGATGTTTGATGATTTTGTATGTTTTCTTGAATTGATCGTATTGCAGATAATCGATTTCTGGTTTCATCGAGTTCTCCATCAATTTTGTTGACTGCGGTATTATATTCTTCAATCTTTTTTTGTTTTTGTATAATTTCTTTGTGTTTGAAGGCGTGGTCGATATTTTGCTTACACGTTGGACAGTCATCGTGTGCCTCAAAGAAGGTGATATTCTTTTGTTCGGTATCAACATTTCTGAGAATGGAACGTTGATATTCTGTAAGTTTATCATGCTTATCATTTATTTGATTGGCATCAGTTACTTCATTTAAAAGCTCTTCTACTGATTTATTAATTTCCTTAATTTGATTTTCACGAGAAGTTTTTTCATCTAAGGATGTTTTAATATCTTTTTCATATTTGGCAATAAGAGTTTTGGTTTTACGTTTTAATTGTAATATATAATTTTCTTTTAAATCTATTTTATTTTCAAGTAAATCCCTAGCTGATTTATTTTCATCTATTTTTATTTTATTCTCTATCGCATATGTTTTAAGAATATTATTCATAGAAGAAAATATTTGTATATCTAACAAATCCTCTATAATATCTCTTCTGTCCGCCGCTCTCAATTGCATGAAAGGAACAAATGAAGAATTTCCTAAAATTACTATTTGAGTAAATGATTTATAATTTAACTTTAATACATTTTTTTCTAAAAATTCTTGAAAATCTCTTACATTAGCATTTTGTTGTAACTGAGCACCATCTGTTTCTATTTCAAAGAGATTCGGTTTAATTCCTCTACGAACTAAAATATGTTTTTTACCTACGTAAAACTCTACTTCAACAACCGCTTCTCTTTCATTAATAGAATTTACTAATTGAGGTTTATTAACATTACGAAAAGGTTTACCAAATAAACCAAATGTTAATGCATCGAGCATAGTGCTTTTCCCAGCACCATTTTCTCCGATGATAAGGGTAGTTTTAGATCTATCAAGATCTATCTGAGTAAATACATTGCCGCTACTTAAAAAGTTTTTATAGCGAACGGTTTTAAATAATATCATTTATTCTCAACTAAAAATTTAGGCTTTGTACCATTTTCAAATGTATATTCATTATCTTTTAGTTGATTTTCTAATACTTGATGTATAAGTTGATTTAATGTTACATCATTTTCATGAGCCATAAACATTAAATCAAATAGGTGTTTATCGTCTATGTCAATTTCAACTGTGTGTCCAGGCGCATCTTTTTTAGGTGGGTCAAGTTCGCCTCTCATTTTTCTCTCAATCGCTTCTCTTTTTTCTGGATCTTTTTCAAATTCTAATTCTCTTTGTAATTCTGGTAGTCTATCTTTATACCACCAATCTGCTGTGCTGCCCATATTATTCTAAAGTTAAAGATTCATTATATAAGTTTCTCATTAAAATGTCAAGCCTTTTTTTATCTGCAATCGTATCCATTTGATCTATATATGAAGACAAAATAGTCATGGTATCTTGAGCTTCATCGATGATAGTTTCTTCATTATCTAGTTCAGCAAAAGATTCAACAACTGTAATATCTCCTACTCCGGCTTTATACATTTTATCTAGTACCACATCAAATAGATATGGATTAGTTTTATTTTCAACAATTATTTTAACATAACAATTTTTCCATGCTTCAAAATTTGTTTCTTGTACGGTTTCTGTGGTCCAATCTAAATCATTATAAAAATACTTATGAAACATTTCATTAGGATTTTCAACAAACGTTAATTCTCTTGTTTCAAAATCAAATATATGAAATCCTCGTGGATCTTTATAATCCATCCAATTAGTTTGATAGGGGTTTCCAAGATAGTAAATTGTACCGTTATCTGACTTATGATGAAAATGGCCACTAAAAACCATATCAAATTTATCAAATAACTTTCGATCTAATCCTTCAGCGCAAAATTGTCCCCTAATCATTTCAAAACCATTTACTTCAAGATGCCCGAACATTAAATCACATTTAGTATTATTAATTAATTTAACGGCCCCTTCATAATTTTCCTTACATAACCATGGCATCATTAAAAATGTAGAATCACAATATGTTAATTCACATGGATCACTATAAGTTATAATATTAGAATATTCTTTTAATAAAAGTGCGGGAGAATTTACTTCATTGGTAGTTTTATAGAATGTATCATGATTCCCGGCTAACATATGGCATTCTATATTATTTTTTGCCATGGGATCAAAAAACATATCTTTAGCATCATACAAAGATTTATAATTAACAAACTTTCGTCTGTCAAATACATCTCCCATATGTATGAGATTTTTTATATTATGTTCTTTGAGATAAGGAAAGAATATATTTTCATAAAATTTAGTAAAAAACCTAGAAAAAGCTATGTTATCATTCCTAGCACCGAAATGGGTATCCGTAATTATAGCTGTTTTCATGAAGTTGTTTTGGCCTCTACCATATAAGGTACTAATGTATTAGCTCCGCTTGCCGCGGATTTTTTAGATTTTCTTGCTTTAGCTTCTTCAAAATCTCCTACAAATTTATACATATTTGCTTTTTGTTCTTCTGATAAAACTTCAACATTAAAGTGATGATCATCTTGATCATGTTCTGATAATATAATACTATCAGATAACATACTATTATTATGAATGGTTTTATATTTTATATAGAGTTGCTTTTTTTCTTTTTGAATTCTTCTGATAAATGCAAAATATATAATTTGGGTAAAATATGAAAAAGGATTAGAAGATCTTTCCGGATTAAAATTATGTGCGGACTGTACACAATTTTCTATTCCATCCGATATCATTTCATCTCTAAAAGTATAATTAACAAAGTTTGGTCTCAAACTTAATCTTTCCGCAATTTTCATGAAGCATCCTCCAATATAATCTGGGATAATTGGAACTAAAGATTCTGGATCTTTTTTCTTTACTTCAGCACAATGATTTTTATAATTAACCATTTCTTCATGAAATTTTTTATTATCAACATAATGTATTGACTTTGCTCTGGCCATGGCTTACCTATTTTTTCGATGACTTAGTTTTCTTTTTCTTTTTAAGTGCCTTACTAATTACTGCTTTAACCGGTTTCTTTGCTGCTTTTTTTACCGCCTTTTTAACTGATTTCTTTTCCGGCTTTTTTTCAACCGGAGGCAGTATTGGAAGAATATCAATATCAGGTAATTCTTCAACTGGTTTTGCTTTATCAGCATCTTTCATTTGCGCTTCTCTAAATACATGAACAATTTCATCCTGAAAATGTTGTACATCTTTTTCTAACTTTTGCATTGATTCTAAAGTTGGATATTCTTTCTTTTTATGCAAAGCTTCAGTTTTCCGCATAGTATTTTGGGCAGATAACTCTTCAATATCGACAGTAGCTATTTCTGTTGGATCAAACAACTTCATTGTTTTTTGATGGAATTGGACACTCTGTGGATTATAATCTCTCTCTGGTGTCATCTCCCTTGGAGGGAATATAATTACTGTAGGAGTCCCTATAAGCTGTGCTAGATAAGAAAAACCACCGCGCGATGATATTAGATAAGAACAATTTGAAATTGCCGTAAAGAGTTGTTTAGGGGTCATAGTATAATCAAGATATTTTATACTACGATTGGATTTTTTCAACGCTTTTTCCAAATCATTCCAATACTTATTAACAACTTTTTCATCTCGTGATATCATTTTATCACCGATATTTGCAAAAGAACCTTTTGAGATCAAGTCCCAACCAATCGGCGGAGAATATTTGTATATACAAACAGAATCTTTTTTAGGCCTCTTCCATTGTGTTTTAGTTGGAAACCATTCCATTTGTGTTGAAAGGGGTGAAAACACATATTGTTCCATATTAATTGGAACATATCTATACCACATATTTCTAGAAGTTCTAGTTATATGAGAAAAAAGTTCCTTACCTTTCAAGGCACTTTTATAAGTTCTTAAAATATTTCCGAAAGACCTTCTTATTTTAGTAAATTTATATTCAATATCTGAACCCCATTCTTCAACCATATATTCAATTTTGGCTAAAGTAGATTCTTTATTATTGAACTCTTTTGTCTCATGAGTTTCATCATATAAAATTTTCAATCTTACAGGTCTAATTTCATTTAACCATAACCAATAATTCATATTGCAGACGATATCACCATAACCATAATCAGTTATTATACTAACCATCTTAGATAGATCTACATTAAGTTCATTTTTAAATACAGAATCTATACTATTATGGTGATATAATTCGTGTTCTAATTGATGATATCTTGCCCACCTATTAGTAGGTAAAAGAATCCTACTCGGCTGTGCGCCTGCGAAACCATTAAATAAAACGTTTATTGATGTTTCCTTATCCATAACTATACCCTATATTATACCCTATTTCTGTAATAATATCAACCGTTAACTTGCCGGTTGACTTTTTTGTAAAAATATATTATAATAAATATGTTGTTGCCACGGGAGAATATATATAATTATATCCTAATGTGAAACATACTATATTTAAATTGCTGTTCATTATATTGAGAAATTCTTTCTTTAAAATGCTTGAGAGTATAATTGGTATAAGATTTATAAGATAAATCATCAGCTATATCAAATAATACAGCTTCCGTTTTATTATCACCTTTTCTCAAACCTCTTCCTATTGATTGTAAATTTCTTATTTTAGACTTAGAAGGACTGGCAAAAATGATATTATGAAGATTCCTAATATTAATACCAGTAGAAAAAGTTCCGAACGAAGCGACAATAATCGCATCGGTTTCATTTTCTGTAATCCTTCTGATTTCTTCTCTGTCTGCACCATCTACTCCTCCATATACAAAAAATACTTTCCTATTATCTTCTGCTTTTTCTTTTATTATATTATATAATATTTCACCATGTTTTTCAACAAACTGAAATAAAAGTAAAGTGTTTCCTTTTTGATCAATTGCTAAATTTCTAATAAATTTATTTCTTTTAGGATGTCTAACAAGATAATCCATTTCATCTTGATATGAAAAACCTTTACATGCAGCTTTTATTTCATCGTTGTATGTTAATACAAGAGCTTTAATGGAAAATTTAGAAAGATATCCCGCATCAATTAAATCTTTTGTTTGTGTTACGTTGAAAATCGGACCGAATAATCCCTCAAGAATTAACCTGTGAGTTTGAGTATCATCCAATGTACCCGTTGTACCAAATTTGTGTCTGCATTTCTTTAACTTACTCATTACGGAAGTTAAAGATTTGGCTTTAAATAGATGTGCTTCATCGCCCACCATAAATTCGAATCCTTCAAAATAATTTTTAGGTAAATTATATATTGATTGCCAAGTTGTTATAACTACTGGTTTATCAGTTTCTTTTTCTTTACCAGCACTTATAATATGACAATTTTTTTCCACATCCCAGTCATGACTATATTCTTGAAAGTCTGTATACATTTGTTGTGTTAATGATACAGTTGGTACCACTATAAGACTCCTTGTATTATAATATCTTAAAAGCAGATATATTATGAGAGATTTACCAGAGGCTGTTGGAGATAAGAGTAAACACCTATCTTTTTGAATGCAATGTGTTACAGCTTTTAATTGATAATCTCTAGGTTTTAAACTCAGAGAGAAACGTTCATATAACCGAGAGCAATCAATATCAGTGAAATTATTATTACCGAACGTAAAACTTTTATCAACTTGTAACTCATAGTCTCCGACCTCACAGAATTTTTTAACATATTCAGCAAGCCCATAATACAATCTCCTTGTTCTTATATCAAATAGTCTAATTTTACCGTCCCAAAATCCATTTTTGTAGGACGATGTAAATCTAGCATTTGGAACTTCAAACGTAAAATAATCATTTAATTCAGCTGCTTGACTTCTATCACATTCAACTAATAAATGAACATCATCAATTTTCTTTAATATCATTGTCCCATTGTAAATCGTAAAAAGTCAATAGCCGATTTAATGTTATATCCTCTAGTATTTAGGGATTTGATAATCGATTCTAAAAACTCTACTTTTATCTTTTGATATGCTAATTTTTGATTTGCCTCAATTAAATCATCATCACCTTGAAGATATGTTTCTATTTTAGGTTCATATCCTTTGATTAATTTAATTTTAAATTGTTCCCAACCGAGTTCTTCTAATTCTTCTTCACTCATTTTTCCGGCATACCAAATAGTTTTATGCTTTATAAGTTTTTTATTTTCGAAAAATAATTTCTTTTCAGAAAGAGATTCGTCGTTATAAATTCCTAAGTATTTACTATGAAGATTGGGGAGTTTTAATAATTCTATATCTAATTTGGTATCATCAATCTGACAATCTTTTTGCCACATTGTTTGAATGTCACTTAATTTCATAATATTTTATGTGGGTTCGTTCATCCTTGTCATTGTATAATAATTATATTGAAAAACTACGTCTGCTGTAGAATATGTTATATCGGAAGCCATTATATCAAACTGAACTGATCCAATAGATTTAGGCCATAGATTATAAAAATCAAATTTTATCGTAGGGTTTTTTGAACCAGTGAGAATGAATAATTGTCCGGTTGTATCAACCCCATCCGCTTTTCTTTTTTCATATTCTTTAAAACCGAAAGGTTTACCTAAACCAATTATCCATGATTGTATTTCTTCCCAATTTTTTAAATATTCATCAACGATTATTGTTATTGAAAATTCATCAAATGTTACATTATCACCAGCAACATAATGTTGTTTATGGGGTGTAGGTATAGGAACTTCTGATATTGAAACGCCAGGTAAATTAGCCGTTTGACAGTAAAA